AAAAAAATTAGCTAAAAAAGTTAGGAGAGCAAAGTAAATAAACGCAGCTCTAAGGCTGCGTAGGTCTAAAGCGGTTAGCTTTAGAGATGTTCTTGAGATGCAAATATAAAACAAATTAATTGCCAATGCAAAAAAATATTACAAAAAAAGAAAGAGTTGCTGTTTTTAAATGAATAGGCTTAAACAAATATTAATTTACTCTGATGGAGAGCCTAGCGAAATACTTATAGGTATTTGCCATATATTTTTATTGCCCGCAACGATGTATGTTGATTTTGATACATTAAACATCCCCTTAACAATTACAGCTATTCTATCAGGTATTTATCAGTTTTACGCTGTATTTTGTAACTGCTTAAAGCATAGGTTTTATGCTGTTCAAATAGCTACTATCATCGCTTCAATTACCTGCTTAAACTTATACCTATCAGGTCTTTTAAATGGCTCTAGAATAGAGTGGATTATAATATTTCTTTTTGCTTTATGGAATACATTTAGAATAGTTAATGAAAAAATACAAAAGGAATTGTAATGCAAGATTATGTTCAAATAATAATTACTGTACTAGGTGTTTTAGGTAGTGCATCAATTTGGAAATACCTAGAAGCTAGAATGAAATTAAAGGCAGAGCAAAAAAATGAAAATGCTAAAAATGACGACGGAATGCAGTATCGTGACGATTTAAAAAATAGAGTTAGAAATTTAGAGTCTCTTTTAGCTAAAGCTTCAGATGAAAAAGATGAGTTAAGAGATACTGTCTTAGAGCTGACATCTCAAGTTTCAGAACTTAAAGTTAAGGTTGAGTTCTTAGAAAAAGAAAACGAAAGACTTAAAAACATAAAATGAAAGTAGTTCTTAATAGACTTGTAGATACAGGAAAGGAAACTTTAGGAAAGTTAACTATTCACGATGAATTAAAGGAGGTTTACGAATGTAAGACTCTTGAGCTTTCTTGGAAAGATAACAAACAAAATATATCGTGCATCCCTTTTGGCGAATATTTAGTAAGCATAAGAACCTCAGAAAAATACGGTGAACATTTTATTGTGAACAACGTAGAGGGTAGGAGTTACATTCTTATACATCAAGCTAATTATCACACTCAATTAAGAGGGTGTATAGCTGTAGGTAAAAGATATTCAGATATAAATTCAGACGGAGAGTTAGACGTTACAAGTTCTAAAAACACAATGAAAGACTTATTAGAGATTCTTCCTGATTCTTTTTACTTAAATATAATTTAATATGAGTAAGCTACTTAAATTCCTTAGTGGAAATGTAATAGAAGAGGTGGGTAATGTTATAGATAATTTATCGACTTCTGATGAAGAAAGATTAGCTGCTAAAAAAGCTATGAAAGAAGTTCTTATTAGGGCTGAGTCTAATGCTCAAGAGCAAGTTACTCGTAGATGGGAAGCTGATATGAAAGCTGATAATTGGCTAAGTAAAAATATAAGACCTTTAATTTGCGTATTCCTTACAATCATATTTGTAGTGCTTTCTGTATTTGACGGCAACATAAGTGGTTTTCAAATACAAGACGCTTATAAACCAATATATCAAACTTTATTGATAACAGTTTACGGAGCTTACTTTGCAGGTCGCTCAATAGAAAAAATTAAGAAGTAAAAGGAATTACTATAGGCATAGAGCCTTTCCCTAAAACAACACCGCAAGAAAGTTTATAAGATTTAGCAAAGTGCTTTGAATAAGCCATAGCGTAACTCTTTCTATCTACACCACAACCTACTTGCATTCCCCAATATTGACCATTATAAATTACAGAAGCTTCTGTATGTATGTGACCTTGAACTACGTTGCAGTTAAATTGTAAAGATTTATTTGCTGCTGCGTTTCTCCCTGAAGTTCCTGTTCCGTGAACATACAAAACATTATCTATCTTGTGATGCTCCTTAAAACTCCAACCCTCTACACCTAAAACCTCATCGTAATCCCTAATCCATTTTGCTGATATTCCTGCATCAAATGCTTTCCTTCGAACTATAGCGTCGTGATTACCTATACAAACTTTAGCTACAGGGAAAAATTTATGCCACTCTTGTATTTTATCTATAGCTCTTTCTAGTTCATCTCCTGCTCCATATCCATCGGGGTCTGACGTATGAAAGGAAGAGTAGTGAGAATCTATTACATCTCCTATAAATACCACTTCAGAGCATCTGTATTTTCTAAATTGAGTTAAGCAAAATTCAAGATACCCGTCAACACAAAAAGGTTCGTGAATATCTCCTACTACAAGAACGTTTCCTGTCGATTTTGTTTTTTCAAAGTCTCTAGAGCGTTTAATTAAATCCCACTCAAACTCAGATAATCTAGGTCTGTATTGTTTTTCCATAGCGACACAAATATACAAAAAAAAAGCAACCCTCACAAGGAGGGCTACTCGTCTCTTACCAAACAAACTATGCAGAGATAAAACAGGGAATAGTCAAAGATACTATTTTGTTTCTTTTATCCAAGCATCAGGGACTATTTTTTCACACCATAGTATGTCATTTTTATCACACCATTGAGCGTAAGTAGTTTTACTTCCCTTTCTTATCTTGTTGTTTGCGTTTTGAAACAGGAATCTTATATCAAGCTCAGGGTGCTGCTCTTTAATAAGCAAATGCTTATCTCTGTCAGCTTTAACCAGTCTTCCCTTAACTTCTATTACGATTCCATTTGGGAGGATTATATCGGGTGTATAAGTATGGTTAGTCGCAGGAATCACATAGTCTACCTTGAGGGTTTCGTAAGCACATCCCGTTACATGTCTTTGTTTCAAATTCTTCCATACTCGATGTTCTAGTCCACTCCTGAAGCCCGCTTTTACAGCGGCACTTCTTACAGGACTTTTTCTCTTCTTCTTCATCTATAAGTTTTTGTAGATAAACAGCTAAATCCATAGCTTCTTCTTGAGCGTGTATAAGCCACTCTAAACGACTTAAATCATTACGCTCCATAGTTGTTCCGTATTTTTTCTTTCCAACTTCAGAGCGCTTTAAAATCTTATTGCAAACTCTTTCCTCTATTATACTCATTGTCCATCTCTTTGGTGACTAAGTTAATGTATTCTAGTTCTTTTTCCAAACATTTTCTTTTCCAAACAACCATTTCTTGCTTATAGTATAGCATTTTAAAATATGATTGATTGAATAAAACTAAACATCTTTCCAAGTCTTCTACTCTTTTTTCTTTTTTATCAAAAACTTCTGAAGATAATCTCCCTGCATTTGAGTTTAATTCATCTCGCATTTTAGACACCTCTAAAATCATTTCAGAGTAAGCTTCCATAAAATTATTTTCCTCGTTTGTGGCTTGAGACTCTCTAAGCGTCTGCATTGCCATTTCCGCTATTTCCATAGTTATCTTGTAAATATTAATTTTTCATTCAGTATTTTATTACAAAACCAAGCAACCCCAAAGTGAGGACTCCCTTTTCCTGTAAAATCAATTCTTTTATTTAACACCAACAACTCAACACCATTTTCAGAAAACATTACACCTCTCTTTTGTCCTTGTATTGCAGAAACAGGTAGCAATAATCCAAAAGGCTTGCCTAGTTTGTAGCACCTTTCTATAAATTTATCCTTTTTAGAATATGGAGGATTTGTTAGTATTATATCGACTTCAGAGGGTATATCATCTAATAAAAAATCTCTACCTTCACTTGACAAGCAAATAAAACCATTATTGATAAGAAAGTTTACAATATTTGAACTAATACCACTTGTGCAATCGTAATAAGTTTTAGTCTTATCTAAATATTTTAGCAACGGGATTAATGCTTCTTCAGGAGTATAGCACTCATCAGACTGTATATTATTACTCGTTTTATTGAGCATATTGATATTTGAACTAGCCATAGTCTTCTATTTTAACTTCCACAGGCTTCGCAATCCTCATCGTCTATAGAGCAAGACTCAGGTTGCTCTTTATCTTCTAAGTCTTCAATCCAAGAATCCCACGTTGCTCTTGCTAATTCTTCTTCTTTTTCCGTTTGTTTTTTACTTTTTTCAGTCATCTTGCTTTGATATTATTTGAAACATTTTCTCATCTAAACCTTCTATCTCAGACTCTATATCAGCCCAAGCCGCATTGTAAGCTTCTTCTGTTTTAAGGTCGTACTTACTACCTGTACCGAAGTTTGATACATTTCTAGCGTTTTGCTCTAGAAGTTTATCTATCTTTTGGCGAACTTTCTTGTTCGTGTGATAACGACCTAATTCTTTTTTGTTCATAATGTAATTCTTCTTCTTCTATTTGTTTTCTCCAAGCTAGATATTCTAGGTGGTCTTTTTCTCTCCAATTCCCACTTATCTGCATTTCTTGTTCAATTAAGAACTGTTTTAGTCTTCCCATAATTAAAATCCTATTTCTGTTTCTTCGTTTGCTTTAATACTCAAAGAGTGTAAGGGGTCTATAAAACTTCCTCCGCCACTATTATTGAGATATGTAAATCTACAATTTTTAGGTGAATATTTCAAACACACAGGATTATCTTCCTGAGTAGGTAGTCCTACTAATTTTTGAAACTTTACTTTTCTTACGTGTATTTCAGTAATATCCCACTGCTGACTATTAAGATGTCTATGTATAACTAAAAAGTTGTCGGTTCTGTTTGCAAACATCCCTCCAAACTCAACGTCGTACATTGAAGGCGCAGGAACTCTACCTGCATCATCTTTTTTCCTAGCTGCAGTTGTACCTGCGTGAGTAGTTAGTATAAACTTCACGTTGTGTTTCTGTTTAAACCTCCTAATATTAGACAACATATTGTAGTAGTAGTCGTATTTACTAAATCCATTTTCAACCCTTAAATCATTTAAAGGGTCTATTAAACATCCGTCATATTTAACTACCTCCATTTGCTCTTCAAAAGCTTCTAACACTTGAGTTGCGCTAGGCTGTTCTTTAAATGTTATAATTGTGAAGTGGTCTAAAACCCAATCAATAGCGTTGCTGAACTCAGAAGCACCCATTCTATCTAACCTATCTTTATCTGCGCTTTTACCTACAAACATTTCAGCTATATCAGAAATCATATCTCCTACAGGTTCATTCTCAGGGCAATAGCAAAGCCACTTCCAACCATATCTCATAGATGCGTTAAGCATCAAATAAAACATAGTGGTGGTCTTACCTATATTAGCAAGACCCATTATAACATCTAACTCCCCTTTCCTATATTTATAGTGAGGGTCTAAATTAGGTATGCCTGTGCTTACACCTTTAGGTAATCCATTCCTAAATATATTACCTGCATACCTTTTTATATCTTCCCTGTTAGTTATCTTATACATCGTAAAAACCTATTTGAGATTTAACAATGTTTTCAGTATTCTTAGCCTTCGAAACTGTAGGTTTCTCAGCTAAGTATTCTTGAAATTTAGTAGCGTTAAATAAAGTTGAAGGTCTTAAAAATTTATCGAAGTCTGTGTCAATCCATTGAGCACATTTGTTATCTATAACTTTCTTGAAGTCATTAAACATATAACCCTCCTTGTATCTAGCTACAATAAATTTAGCTGAAGACGGAGTGTCTCTAAACTTTTTACCTGCCTTTTCATTAAGGTACTCTATTACATCGTTACTTATAGGGAAAGTTATATTAACCTTATCTTCTTTAACAACCTCTAATATTTTAACTTCCTTATCTCCGTACTTAACACACCTTATTATTCTCTTGTCAACCTCTTTGTTGTCCTTGTATGTTAGAGTTACTTCGCAATAACCCTTGCTACATAAGCTAGATATAATAGCTGAAACCCTAGACTTACTAAGACTAAAGAACTCAGCAAAGTAAGCGTTACTAGCTATACAGCCATTTTCATTATCTAAACTATGTATCTCTGCTAAGAATATTTTTTCTTGCATAGACAACTCTTTAGATACCCAAATTTCTTTTGGAATCCATATTCCCTTAAAACCTCTGTTCATTGTTTAGTCCTCCCAATCTTTTAATATTTGTCCATATTTCTTTTCCCAATCCTCTTCGTAGTAAAGTTTGTGATTATTGCAGGTATTCCAAACCCCTTGACAAACCTTAGTTACTGCTGCAGGGTTTCTTTCTAGGTATTTAGCGCAACTTCTTACGCTTGGGAAAAATAAAGCTTCCTTTTCTTCTAAGGAGTATGCTACTACAGACCTTGAATAACCTCTATTTACTTGCTGTGAGTTGCTCATGTTCTTCTTTTATTAAGTTTATAATTTGATTGCACTTAAACTCATTGCTACGGTCTTTAGATAAGACTCTTATAACTTTCTCTCTTTGAGTTAGTTTAGTCGTTATAGCTGTGGCATCAATACTATCTTTGTATAGCTTATATGTTTTGTCGTACATAGCGCAATCATTAATGTATCTAAAAGAGTGTATAGCGCTTGAATGATGCCCATTAGTTAACTTACCTATAACCTCGTAAGTCATATCAAAATTTCTTCTAAGATAATACCTTACTAAGTGTCTAGCTATACATACATCCCTGTATCTTGACTTGCTTTTTATCAATCTTGCGTCAATCCCTGTCAATTCAAACACAAAAGTGCTTGCCTCTAAAAATTTATCTTCGTTTGTCATAATATTTGAGATTAAAAAGGGCGGAAAAACCGCCCCTAGTTAAATCACTCATCATCCTTTTTTGGCGGAATGTGAAATGAATAGTTATACAATTTAGTTGCGTTTTCTATCAACCCCTCAATATCCTTAGAAAAAGGGGTTGCTATCTCTAAACACATAAACCTGAAATCAGCTTCCATTTTAACATGTTTTAGCCTCTTATTTATCTCGCTTTGAGATACTTTGTTTCCACTTGACATAATTTAATGTTTTAGTTTAAAACTTAATAACTAGAAAGGTAGGTCTGAACTTTCTTTTGTAGACTTCCATTCAGACTCAGTAGTTCCTGAATCAGATGAGTCTATTTTCCAAGCATCTATATTGTGGTAGTACTTTCCATTATATTCTCTTGATGAGATATTGAAATGAACATCCACTAAGCTCCCTACCTTGTGAGAATTTATTAGGCTTGTTTTTTCTCCGAACAAAGTAAAGCATACCTCTTTCGGGAACTTGTCTTCTGTTTTTACAACGAAAGCTTTTTTGTTCCATTCTTTTCCTGCTTTTGTAGTTCCTGTTTCTGTTTCTAATACTTTTAATAAAGTACCTTTAATTGAGTTTTGCATAGTGCAATTAATTTAAGTTAAGGCTATCGTTAGTTTTACCGTAGTCAGAAAAGAGTATAGCCTTTCTTGCCTCATCTCTGACTGCTTTGTTTTTCATAAGTTCGACAAACATATTAAATATTTCATCGCAATCTGCGTTTACAGCGAACTCTATATCTAAAAGTTCTTCATCAGGTTTTAGATAATTACCTAACGCTATTATAACGCAGTCGTTACTTTCGGATAAAGCTTTTAATACTTTTTTCCGCATTTCTCTTTCTTCGTTTTTCATTAAAAAGTATGTTTTATGCTTGGTATAGCAAATTTATTTTTAAGTCTGCTATCTTCAGATGAAGTGCATATTTTTACTAAATCGTAGTTCTCTTGAAACATAGTTAAGTGATTGTCTTCTTTGTAATAATTTTTATAAGCGTAAAGAGAAGCTTTCTTAGCTTCATTAATAGAAAAACACTCAGCTAATATTTTCTTAGCAGTCTTTGCTCCAACTCTAGGAATGCCTACAATATTATCCGTAGAGTCTCCCGATAAAGTTTGCTCGTACAACTTCATCCAAGCGTCGTATTCAGAAATGTAAGAGGTTTCTTGAGTATTCCAATTATAGTGATAACCCTGTATCTGTAGCAAATCTTTATCTATACTACATATTATAGTGTTATCCATTTCTGTTTGGCAAATACCCAAAGCATCATCAGCTTCTAATCCGTTTACAACATCACAAGCCCAATCATTTATTAAGTAATCCCTAATAGA